ATGGATAAATCACTTCGTAAGGTAATAGAATCCAAATTATTTAACAGATTTTTAGATGAGGATTCCTCATTTATTTTTCCAAATACTTTGCCCATTCAAAATAGTTCATCTTCTCAAGAATCTTTTATGTTTTGTCATAAATACATAGACAAGTGGGTTTAGATATACCTTACTAATACTGTTTATAAGTATCATTCTATAGATATAACTCTTTGTTCCCCATCTGAATATTTTTTCATTTCACTTCTTCATCATTCCATAATGAAGAATAATTACTAAAAAGATTTTTAAACCACTCATCGATTTCAGAATTATCATACGAATCGTTCTCCAATAGGAGTCAAGTGTCCCCATTGCGGTCATACTCTTGAACTAAAGAAAGAACGTAAATTCTTCCGCATCCATAAATGCATTAATTAGAACTGAAAAAATAACAAATTGGCCAGAAAGGCCTTAGAGTATAGAATCAAATTTTTTTAACACAATTCTAATTACACCAGCAATTGTAGCATTATTCAGATAAGGATGACCATAATGATATGTTGTCTTTCCTATCTCTTCTAAAAAAAAATTCTTAAATCTTTCTAAGTTATCAATATTTCGTTTCTTTAATTCCATTTCAAAAGATTTTCCATATATAGTTTCATATTCTTTAATTGCTTGTATCTTCCAAAATGTATCATAGAAAGTTGTTCCATATGCCCGAATCCAGTCCCACATTATTTCTGGGTCAGTAACGTTGGGATTCTCCAAATGACATCTATGGCATAATAAAACGAGATTTGAAGGTTCATATCTTCCCCCTAAAGAATCCGGAATAATATGACACCTTTGTAATGATGTTTTGTATCCGCATCGCCAACATCTCTCATGCGCCTCGGATGCATCAACACTTAAGCCACATTCATCAATTCTAGAAAACCAATAATCAACTATTTCCTGCTTTTTAACTTGTTTACTCATATGTTTATTTTACTCCTTAATTAAAATATTAATTGTATATTTAAATACCATCATCTATAATTCTGTAAAACTGTTATTTTTAAGATGTTTCGGAGTTGTAAAAAATTACAGACTCCGCATGCCTTGTTGCTGCAATTCTGATGACTAGAGTACATGATAGCCCTCGGCGTGAAGTTTATAATCTATCTTGCCGGAACATCAGAATTTAAGTTTCCTTATTTTTTACTTATATTATACTTTTCCAAAAATCAGGAAGATAGCCTAAGAAACTTCTTAATATATATTTTAAAAATCTAATTCCTTGAGTATATATGTATGCCACTCATCATTTTCTTTTGCAAATTTAATATACCCCATCTCCTTTAACTCTTTTTTCCATTCATTAATCATTTCAAAGCCCATATGATCTGGGTTCCCCTCATATACGAAATTTATCATTTCACGTGTGTTAGCTTTACTCCACCCTCTACCTTCCTTTTGAGAATCCTGTAAAATATAATTATATATATTTACAAGGTACTTTCTATAATTACCTGTTGGGTTTTGTTTTTGAGCTCTTAAATATTCAAGCTTCTTTTCTATTTTCTCATTTGTCCACATAATAATACTTCCTTTTTCTTATTTTCAAAGCTTCTCTCCTAGTTTAACTTCGGTGTAGTAGCACACAACTCTCGGCTTCCTGCTCCTTGTGGCTCTCTTTGATTTTCCGCGGTTTCTCCTTGACCGATAGTTTTTCCTCAGTCATAGTAGTCCCGTCTGCGGACTTACTTGGCTTCTCTAAGATAGGCTCGGACAAAGGGGATTTTCCTGTCTTTGCCGCCGAGTAATTTTCATTGTGGAAACCGCTCGGCTATGTAAGATATTATTCTGTTTATATAATTTTTACTGGTCGAACTATACTGTCATCATCATCATTTATTAAGTTGCCAGTTATGTATTTGCCAAATAATCCAAGCGAAAGAAATGTTACAATACCATCGTCATCTTGAATTTCTAATTCAATTAGTTTTGATGATAGAAAAATCAAATGCAACTTTATTTCATCATTCACATTGATAAAAGTTTTTACATTTTCAGGCTCTGATAATACAAGATCATATCTACGTCTACAATGGTCATAGTAGCCCCCTCTTCCAAACATTTTTTTATAATCCGTAACCATACCACTTGGATTAAGTGAGTCTGAAAAATACTTGGCTTCAATCAGAAATAATTCTTTTGTATCCTCAGTATAGTATACTACATCAAAATCTCCGTAATTTATCTCTCTATCACCAAAGATCCTCTGATATTTTACATCTTTTTCATCAACCTTTGGGGTATAATGCTTGTTTAAAACTTCTCTAATTTTTGAAACCAAAATATCCGAAAACTCTTTATTCCTTTGCCCCATAGCATCTGTAAGCTTGTCTGAAGAATTAGTGTAACACATCCCTCCATTACTAAAATAAGAACACCATAATTGTTTTGCCTGTTCAGTTGCACCATATGTTATTAGAACAGTACCATTTTCTAAACCGATAAAAGGTTTAATTTCATGACGTTCTTTGTTTGCACCCATTACCCAAATTATATTTTCTTTCTTACGCAACTGCCTTTTTGCTTTATCTTGGGTTAAGACAAAACTATCGTAGAATGCATTTCCATCTATTTTGGGGGATGTATAATTACCAACAAAATCTATAAAACCCTCTTTGCTTATAACTGTTAAAGACTTACTATCTTTCTTTAATAGAATATCTTGAAACTGTTTTATTGCTGCTAAAAACAGTAAAAATTCAACACCATATGTTGCTACAAACCCCTTTCCAAATTCAGTATCATTAGCCTGAGCTGCTAGCGGCATTTCCCCCAAAGTATTTTGATTGCCTACAATAGCGGTATTGAAGAAAATTATAGGATGATATTTCAAGACTTCCCCTGGTGTGTTGTTGTTAGGAGTTATATCTAATCCATAATAAGTATCCTGACTGTTAAGGTCTTTGGATAAAGACAGAAGTGATACGCTTTGTGAGGCAAAACCATATAAATATAAATCTATGAGCAAGTCAATATCCATTTTAAAACATCTGGTTCCTGCCTTGGACATTTCCTTAATATCATGTTGCATTAAAACACAGTTTTCTATCCAAACATTACAAGCATCAATTATATTTCTCATTATGTTTCTGTTTTCAACAAATGTGTCTATTACATTTAGGCTATCCACATTAATACTTGCAATCTTACCTCTTGCTTCTTTCTCCTGTAAATAATAGCAATGCACCTCATCAAATATATAATACAGCTTCATAAACATATCGAAAGAATTTTCCGATTGTAGCTTAGTTACCATTTCATTTTGGATTGTTGAAACAATATTAATTAAAATTTTTAGAGCTTCGTCACGATTATCAATAACTTTATTACTTTCACCAAAAAACTCCGAATATCTCTTTTTTAACTTCTTCATTGGTACTCTCATAGAATACCAGAAGGATCTTGTTTGAAAAATAAAACACATATATTGTCCTCCATATAATGAGCATTGGTATTGATTTTCTTTTATTATACCATGTACCTATGAGATTTCCCACCTATGCATGGTATGTAAAAGACGATATTGGTTTGGCTCCCACAAAGTCATAATCCCTACCCTTAATGAAATAATCAAGAGCAGAAACACCGCCAAGACCTCTTAACCACCAGTACCATTTGCCGTTGCAAATCTTCAAGCTGCTGTTGTTCTCTGATCACTAGACATTAGAGGATACACGCACAAGCTCGTACGGCTCATAGTGCTTGAGATAGGTCAGCAAGTCCATTTGTCTGACTTGCTCAATCAATCACCGCTGGATAAAGTTCCACATATGTCCTCACACCTAGATAGTTATTCTATCATCTAAATATTGAATTGCTATAGAAATCAGCGATAGGCAACGCTTGTATAAGTATTCATAATGTCTTTCGTCTTGAATATCAATTTTTGTAACCTCATGATGCCGAATTCTAAAATTATTACCAAGTGTTGTAAGCTCGTGAAATTCATTTTCAAATAAATCCTTAAATGCTTGCTGTTTTCCCCCCATATCTTCAACGATTTTATTTACCGATTTCTTTTTATCTAAAGTTGGAGAGTAATAAGTTTTTAATCTTTCAAAAGCATCCCATAACTTTTCTACCGCAATTTGGAGATTGCCCTCATCATAATACTTTATAACGTCTTGTAGTAATTCTTTCAATCCTACTTCCTGAACAGCCATCAAAGTCTTTTTATTTATTTGAGTATCAAATGTACTCACTACCTTTCCATTACTGAGTTGAAGTGTAATTTCATTCAATTTTAATATAGCGTTAATCTGTGCTTCAAAATCATCAGACATACTATGCTTTGCAAAAAACTCTATTGCATCTAACACACAAAATGGAGAGCTAAACAGTATAAAGTCTTGTAAGCTAGCAGTTTCAACGTATTCCTTTTTGTCGTTATAATATTTGGGTACATAAAATTGCTTTATATCATAAAACACATCCGCTGCTATTGTAGTATTATAATTTCAAGCAACTGTTTTATCCCAAGAAGTGTACGGCTAAAAACCGCCCGCTTATTCGCGTTATTTACAGTATCTAGCAGATAATTCCTGACGACTGAAAATATGGTTCTCATTCGGCCCTTTTCTTCTTCATTGGCCAAAAAATAACCAAACGTACTCGACACAAGCAAATCAAGATCACGCTCATTATCTTCGGTAAGGAACGATAAAAGATAACTTTCAATTGCATCCAAGCTACGATTAACTCGATCAACAGCACCTATGAAAATATGTAATTTTGCAGGGTAATCTTTCCCGAAATCATCTACTAACTCCATCACACCATTTTCGTAGTTTTCGTTATTGTTATAGCGAGCCAACGCCAAATGATAAAAATCATATGTTACAGTGGTATCGTATGATACCTCAAAGGATTCAGGATGCACGAGCAATAGAAACTGACTGAGACAAGATTCAGAGTTGCTAGAATCAAGCATCTCTAAATATCCTCTCCAGCGCCACTTATCTTTAGATATACTTCTTCTGGAATATACAAATGTCTCCGATAATAAGATGGTTCCTTCCGTGTATAGCCCAGCTCTTCCGGCTCGTCCGATAAGATTGTGAAAATCCCGTACTTTAATCTTTTCTTGAGCTTGATACAGACTTGAAATAATCAAGTAGCGAATAGGCAAATTAACACCTTGTGCCAAAGTTGAGGTACACACGATGCACCTTATTAGATTTTTCTTCATTGCATATTCTGTAGCAATCCTGATTCCATTAGATATACCCCTATGATGAGCAAAAATCCCCTTCAATGCAGCCTCATAATAAATATTTTCTTGTCCATAGTTTTCTTTTATCAACCGTGCTATTTTTTCGTGTTCATTATCAGCAACATGTTCTCTAAAAGATGAAATATCAATACCCCTGTCCTTGATGTCGATAATTCTCCGCAGAACACCATCTGCCGTATCCTTTCTTCCACAAAAAATCGCTACTCCGCCATTGTGATTCAATTTTAGCGCAAGATAAATCGCTATGTCGTTATATTCTACCTTTGCTGTTTGAAAATTTACTGACGGGAAGAAACGCTGCTTTTCATTCTTTTTCAGTTTGTTCAATGATTGAATATCAATGATACGTGGCACATAAAATTCAAGGCTATTGTGGTTTTCAGAATCAAGGAAATACAGATAGCCATATTGCTCCTTACGAGATATTTCCCAATCAGCAATTGCAATCGATTTTTCTGTTGCACGGATTGAGTTGTCGGCAATCACTGCACCCTCTCCGCTGGTAAACCAGTCGTTTATTTGTGTAGCGTTCGGAATAACTGCCGAAAGGAGCAGTCTTTGAGTGTCCTCTCCTAAGTGCATCATAATTGTAGAAATTAAAAGCTCATATTGAGCTCCTCTCGAAGTATCGTCAAACATATGAGCCTCGTCAAATATGATTAGACCAGTTTCTTTGATTAACTCAATATCCTGCCTCAGCAAATAAATCAGCTTTTCCGGAGTCAAAACCAAGATATTCTTACTTTCCTCTCCGAAGGATTCTAACAATTCCAGCAGGTCATCCATTTCGAGAACATCCGAAAGTGCGTTGACATGAACATTGGAATCGCTGAGAAAGTCATTGGTAATGTCATCACTTATCTCCCGACACAATGACCTAAATGGTGCAACAACAACAGCCATCGAGGTTCTTCCAGATAAAAAAGCAGCTCGTATAGCAATTGACATAGATGTGGTTTTTCCGGAGCTAGTGGGCATTTGAATGATTGCCGATTTTCCCGAAAAAACACCGGCTTCACCCAGATGAATTTGAGCTGGCCAGAGCTCATGCATATTCTTTTTGTTCTGCAACATCCCTTCCCAGTCGTGGGCTGGTATTCCTGAATATATGGGAAGCAGATTTAAAGCCGAGCGTTCTATCTTCATAAGCAAAATTGCTAACAATGCATCGGTCAACAGTAATTCACGAGGTGAGCCTTGTGAGTATATGATGGAACGGAACTCCTTTATAAAGCCTAATTCAGCAGTTCTATGTTGCTGGAACCAGGTGTCATAGGCTGTGATTAGTTGATATAAATAGTGACTATATGGAGTTTCCTGAACAATCGCCAGATTATTCCTATTAACTTCATCTTGTAGCAATGAAGCCAATACTCTTTCAATTCCGCCACACCCCAAATCAAGATTATTGATTGTAATCATATTTGCCAAAACTTTTGCACTGCCGGCATAGTCACACAAGTAATATGCAATTGCTCCTAAAAGCAAATAGTATTGAGGGTAGCACGGGTCTAGTTTTGATTGCAAAAAGGCATCAAAATAATGTGATGCAAACTCCAGCTCCGCTTTTTTATCCGCAGTGATAGTTCTATACGGATTGTTTTCATTAAGTACTTCCGCCGAGATATTTCCTATTGCTGCAATCGCAATCAATAGCAATTCATTGGCATTATCCTCCACTGCAATGTGAAGTTCACTTGGAACGCTGTACTCATACATTTTTGCTTTTGAGCGTGTTTGCTTTAGCAGGTATTTTGAATTACTTCCTATCAGCATTCGCACGCCCTCCTATACATTTCATGGATAAAATTCATCAGTTTATCGCAATGTATGACTATAAGACCCAAATCGGGATCAGCATGGCTTAAGGTGGGAAACGCTTTTGAGCACAGTTTTGGAATAAGACGTGTTAGAGTGTACCGCAGCTGCTGCATATGTTCTTCGGTATGGGTTATCGGAAGAATTCTGAAATCGCTGAACTCGTTTCACTTCCTCAAAATCGTTTCGGTCTATTAAGCGCTGAGCAACTGCATTCAATGTTTCTGCAAGTCTAACAACATCCTTATTGGAATCATTCACTGCCTTTTGCAGACGAGCTTCTGGAGATGAAGAAATTTCACTGGCTGTGGCTTTGACTTCAAAAACTATCAGTTCATCATTACTGCTTATTTTTTTACCGCACTTATATCCAATGAGATCACTGCCCATAGTAGAGGAATTCCTATTTACTTTGCGATCGTAACGTGTTCTCGGGACAATGTAATCAAGCACATATTGAACGTAATCGGCAACTAATATTTCTGTAAAATCTCCTGAACGTACAGAAGGCCCTGGACGGGTACTTACGTCAGGGAACTTTATTTCTTTCAAATATTCATTTCTTTCAAGTCCAAAGCCAGCACGCAAGAAGTCTATTTCAGAATCTGCACAGTAATGCTCACGTAAATGCTTTGCCCATGAATTAAGAATATTCTCATCATTTTGAATAACAAGTTCATATACGGTAATCTGCTTCCCTTCGGAAGTAATCACTGGTTTTTCGTGAATAAGCCAGTCTAAATATTGAGGTTTCATAGGTGACTCTCCTTGTTGAAAGGTACTGCATAATTAACATATCTAAATTATACAGCACTTTTCCACAAAGTTCCACAAAATGTTCTGCCAAAATTCTGCAAACAATGTTTGTTGCGAACCTTAATAATGAAAAGCGATATCCTTAATTTCCCAAAACAGACTTAGTAATTATATAGAACACCCCCCTGTTCCTCTCACCTGCACTTTACCCGTATTTTGCAGCCATTTCATACAGTAAATAACCAGCCTTTCTAAGCATTTTATCCAACTCAGTTCTGCCGCTTCGACGCAACCCGCTTTCGATGTCATAAAACACACCAGCAAATAGCCAATCTTTATTGCTTCGGATCATCTTCGTGTAGGTTTCTATTTGAATGTCCAGACTGCGTAGTTGCGCTTTATTTGATGTACTGACACGACAATAAGCAGCTACTCTAAGCTTCTTATTCTCTTTAGGTAAAACTGGTATGACTCTAACAATTTTCATTTATATTCCTTCATTATCTATATAAAATATGGTGGCACATTAAGATCCTATCCAAAAGAAAAGACGTGAAAAAATCCTCTCACGTCAAAATAAATTACCATCTATAATTCTATTATACTCTATTTATCAAGTGTTTTTCCGTTGCAACAGGATTATGGATTCTACATGATTTGTCATCGGAAACATATCCACCGCACACACGTTAACCACTTTATATCCTCTTTCTTGCAACACAACAAGATCCCTTACCAAACTAGTTGGCTTACAAGATATATATACAATTCGATCCACCCCATAATCAATAATCTTGATTAATGATTGCATTAGGTGAATGGCTTTATCGTACTGCTTTGTCTATTATATCATATTTTTATGGAAGGAGGTATTGTTTTTATGGGTGATGGCTATCATGTTGTACAACAAGTAAAGGTGAATAAATTGAAAAAGGCTAGAGTTCTTCGTAATCTTACACAAGCGCAACTTTCCGAACTATCGGGTGTTCCTACGAAATGCATAGGCAATTATGAGCAGAATAGACGTGATTTAAACAATGCCAAGGCTATTATTGTGTACCGACTTGCGTCGGCTCTTGGTTGTGACATGGTGGAGTTATTAGATACTTGAATTACTAACAAAGAACCTCTCATTATTTCATCAAATATTTGGTTATTAATTAGTTATGATTTACTTGAACTTTCGTTTAACGCAAGGTAATATACACACAAGCTAAAGGATAACAAAACACGGAGGTGCTTAGTATGTTTAAAGATGAATGGACTGGAACAAATAAAGAATTGCAAGAACTAATTGATTTTTCAATTGAAAATATTCAAATGGACGAAGATATCCGACTTTCTCAAAAAGACATTAAAAAGCTATTCTGTGAAGCTTTTTCACGGAACTTAGTTCAGTCGGAACTTCGTTCGATGATGATTTCTATTTACGAAGAAAGTATATAATTCACATGGCAGGAGTTTTCTCCTGCCAGCACTAATGAGCCGATGGCGGTCCCAAGTCCGCAGGAAGAATTCAGAGGGGTGCTACTAGACATTGCCCTGTCTGAGTATTGTTCAGCAAGTTTCACTGGCTTTTAGTGTGAAAGTCTTAAAATCGGGAGGTGTTGCAGATTATACTGCTGCTCGATGCAACTCGTTAACTTCTGGTTTCCTGCTCTGCAGAGAAAGGATATAGGTGGTGTAAAACCAAGCTACGCAGGTTCTATCTTTCGTACCATATCGAAAGGCGACAGGGTAAATTACAATAGAGGAGTAATGGTCTAATGAATAAAGTATTACTGAAATCAATTATGAAAACTCATGGTGATTGCAATGCCGATCTGGCATCTGCTATTAATATGTCTGCACCTAATTTCTCAACAATATGGAATGGCCGTGCTGACTTTTCACTTAAACGTATTAAAATAATTTCTAAAAGATATAATCTTTCTGCGCAACAAGTCTATGATATTTTTATTGCAAATTAAAAAAAAGGGATCCAGCTGTAAACATGCAAGTGGTTCCCTCTTTTTCTTTAATGGCCCATCCAAAAGACTGGGGTTATCTTTATATCTTTTTAATGGTATTAATAGTACCTTGTCCTGCACTATATCCTGTGGACTTACTCCAATCCCATCCTTTAGATTCTGCAAAAATTAATATTGCTATCCTGGTCTTAGGATCATATTTCCCTGTTACGGGTATTATGTAGTTTGGATTGGCCTTATTTAGATGCTCCTGGAGCCATTTAATATCCTTGGCGCTCGATTTCTTGTTAATGGGTGCAACAGGAACGTAATCTTCTACTTCGGGTACGTATGTAACTCCAAAATATTTGCAAATTCCCTTACAAGTTGCCTCCGCGTCCGCCTTTTGGAATTCCGGGTCTAACATAGTTTTTGCCTCATATAAATTATCCATGAAGCCGCTTTCAGTTAGGATTGCCGGCATGTTGGTGTATCTCAAAACTGCTATGTTCATTTTTGATTGTGCTATGTCTGTTTTAACTCCTCTGTCAGTACGCTTATGCTCTTTTACCAATTCGGCTTGTACTAAATCAGCCAGCTTTTTAGAGTTGTCCGAAGCATATTGAGATATAATAGTTTCTATGCCGTTCTGCGTTCCCCATTTGTCGTTAAATGCGTTGTAATGCTTAGATACAAATAAATCTGCCTTTGCATTGTTTGCGGCTGTGTAGCGGTCTTTCAAAGGTATGTCTGCCGTTCCCTGGCTTACATTAATCGTGTCAAATCCACAACGCTCTAATGCTGTAATTAGATATTCTGCTGCGGGTTTATTAAATTCTTTTTCTTTTATTCGAGAACCCTTCTTTTTTCCATGCCAGGTTTCTGGGATTTCCGGTGTTTCCTTTCCAGCCGTCTCCATTCCATGTCCGGAATCTACTGCAACTAAATATTTAGCCATATTATTCACCGTCCTTCTTATCAATTAAATTTTTCATTGCTTCAAAAGCGCCTGTGCTTGCCAAGCCGCTTGCAAGACCACCTAAAAGGATTTCAGGTGTAAATATACCATTAATCCAAATATTAAGTACTACGCCTAATATTGCCATGATTAAAGGAATATACTTGTTAGGTATAAAGGAAAGACTGTGCTTTATTATATACCCAACTGCAAGGCAGATTGCCATAACTGCGACTACAACATACTGACTTAAAATTTCCATAATTGTTCTCCTTCTTTTAATAAATATTTTTTACACCTTGTTTGGTGAGAAAATTTGTTATATCGTGCTTTGCATCTTTTGCATATGTCAAAGCCTTCTCTGTTTCTCCGTTAGATTTTCCATTTTTCTGTGCAACCGCAACAGCTTCTCCCAGGCTAATAGATGCCCCTACTCCTTGAATAAGCAAGATGTTTATTTCCTCTCTAGCTTTATCTTTGTCGTTTTGGTGTTTAACGAACCAGCCTACAATCAAACCAGTAATTGTTGATGGAATACCGGCTGCTAAAACAATGCTCCATAGTTCACTCATGCATATGTAACCGTCCTTTCTTTGGCATAAAAAAAGAGCCTTAGGCTCATAAGTTTATGATTATTTTAATTCTGCATTTACTGCAGTAATAACTTCTTGCTGCTCTTCTTCCGTAAGTTTAGGATAGGTTGCCACGATTTCTTCTGTTGTGCCTTCTCCTGTTTCACACCGGATAATAACTGCTCTTTTAAATATATTTAGTTTCCAACTAGGCATACATTACACCCCCATTATTTCAGCCATGGCTATTGTTAGGCTGTCAATTTGTTCTTTTAATAACTGTGTCTCTGATTTAGGTATATCCTCAAAGATAGCAACATTGGGGGTAACGGTTACATCTACACCGGTAATTCGCTTTCCTTCTGGTGCTTCTGCCCACATAAAAGGAATTCCTATAGGCTCTCTTACATCTCCGCTGCCCTGAAAGATTATATATCCTGTTCCATCATAAATAATTAAGTTTCTCATAAGCTGCTCTCCTTTCTATTCATATGCATAAAATGTAAATTGTGTTCCGTAGTAAGTAGTTGCTATGACTTCGCTCGGCAATGCTCTGTTGCTGAGCGCAAATGGTGAGCTATGGGGATTTATCGAACAATATTCACCGTTACTAAAATATGATGATTTATTGGTAAAAGTAATAGTTACTCCGGAGGTTACCAATAGTATAACGCTAGGTATAAAGTTAAGATTCAACTGTGACACTAGGATATATGACCTATAATAACTACCTCCGCCATTGCCCTCTTTGAATGGGCTTTCGTGGTTGTTGGTACTGTTTGTTACTACACCAGTTGCAAATCTCTTACCTGCAATTACGGACCCGGTCACACCAAATATACTTTTTCCACTTAAAATATTAGCCGGTATTAAATTTGGTTCATTTTTATACACGGAACCACCATTAAAGGCATTTCTACTGGGTGGTCTAAGATATAATGATGTTCCATTTACAGCATACCCTTCTGCTAATACATCATTTCCAGAAAGTCTGTTGGGCATTGTTCCAACATACTTGGAACCCTTTGAATAGCCGCTAAGTCCTTGTACCATCAGATTAGCATCCAATACACCGTCAGATGTATCAACAACATTTGGATCACCTTGTACCCCAAAAATACTTTTATTTTTCGCAATATTTGCTGATCTCAGGTTTGGTTCATCAACTGAAATCCAACCACCTACATTCGCAGGGATTGAAGATTGTCCCATAGGTTCATAATAACCCTTTTGTGGCTTTACATAAATAACGCCTGTATTTCCCATTTTATCCTCGGCCGGATAGTTATTATCTTTACTTTTATATGGCATAGTGCCAGTTACCTTGGCTCCTTTTACATATGCGGTCATTCCTGCCAGTATCTTTTCTGCGGTTGCTGTAGCATCATCCGTATTAACACCTGTTTCTATTTGTCCTATAGCATCTGCGAGTTGTGCAAATGTAGCATCAGTTGGTATGGTTACTCCCGGGTCTACGCCAGTAATAGCATTTTTAATTAAAGTCTTACCATTACTGGCTGACTGAAAAGCCATATTAATTCCACTAACTAAATCAGAACCATTTTGTAACTCTTCCATATTGCCAATATTTGAAACAACTTTGTTTAATTCTAGCTTAGTAGCAAATACTAACGATTCGTTTATTACAGCAGTCACATTCGCTACATCCCCAACTATTACAGATATACTAACAACCTTTTCTATTATTTCAGAAGTCTGTTGTGGTATATACTCCGCCAACGTTCCTGCATTTGCATAACAATATAGTATTTCACCTATATCCGGGTCCTGAGCAAATATTCCAAGTTCTCTCCAATAGAATCCGGCACTAATATCTGCATTGTTGAATACTCCTCTTACTGTCGCATAGTTCGAATCTCGCTTGATTTCTGTTATGTTTAATGTGACTTTTGGCTCTATTAGTGAAGTTAGTGCGACCTGCGATTGACTTCCTAATGTTCCAGAACCCATAGCAATTTTAGTAAACTTTAATGCCGTACCTGCCAATGCTTTTGCCTGCAGAGCGCGACCTTTTTCAGTAAATAGTAAAGTACTAAAACTCATAAATTATCCCTCCTGTCTTATTGAGATGTAATCGCCGGTATGTAAAACTGCTCCATAGTAAGTACTCATATATGCACTTAATGTTATTTCAACTGTATCTAATATGGAACTCTTTCTTTTTACACGTTCAATAATAGAATTAAAAGTAACCAGTGCATCTCCGGTTATATTGTGATTTTCTGTTGTTATTTTAAAGTGACCAGGCTCTCCACCATAATCAAACCATTCCACTACTTCTCCTGTTTTAAAAACTGCAGTAATTAACTTTTCAACTGCGTAAGGTGTACCAGCGTAAATATACCATTGTATTGTTTCTTGTATCACCTGTCTTTTTGTTTCAAGATCCATGTCCTGTCTGTAATATTGCGTTCGCAGTTCTATGGCCAAAGTGTCTAGTATATTATTTGGCATCTCTTGAATTGCTGCATATATCATAGTTCTTAATGCATAGCTCTGAAGCTTTTGGTTTGCTTTCATAACTGCATAGCTTAATGCCTGGACATCCGGTGCTGTCTTTAGATTTTCCGGAAGTATGTCAATGATTTGGCTTTCATAAAAATTAATCATCTTCTAGACCTCCATACGTAATCGTTTGTGTCGTTAGTTTTGCAACAGCTGTATCTGCCAGAGTTGTATAAACCGGTGACGTTATTACCACTCTTTTTGCTCCGGCTGTCATTATTAATTTTATAAGTTCGGATGGATTAATGTCTCGGCCTATCTTACTGTTTTGCCAATTCTTATAGGCTTCCACCGCTTCATTTACCTTTGTCTGAATGCTTATTGCTTTACTGACATCGCTCATGTTTATGTAATAGGTTAAGTCGATTGCATATTCTGTTATGTCTGGAACTGCGGCATTAACCTTGTCTGTTAGAGGTCTCTTCTTTTTATCATTTAAAAATTCCTCCAATCCTTGTATTATTGTTTCGTCTGGTATCACGCCGTTTTCTAAAATAAATCGAATATCTACTACGCATGCACTGGGTACTGTGACTTTAACATCAGTAATCTTCGGACTATATGTCTTTGTCCAATAGATGTATGCATCTTCTGGGCCTGCCACGCTGTAGCCTGCTGGTGCCAGGAATATTCTCTCTGCATATTTCTCATCAGATTCTATTTCGCTGCCGCCGCTGCTTGTTTCGGTATTTGCAACGGTACCAACGTATGGAATTGGATCTACTAACGTTGTAATTTCTCCTGCTAGAAATCCGTTACCTATTTCACCACTCTGTGTGCATTCCATTGTGATTTCAATAGACATCTCTCCTGGTGGTATTTCATTGTATTCCTTTGTCTCAAACATTACCACACCAGCTGAAACTCTTGTTCCAGCTGGTATTACTACGACTGATGGTCTTGCTTCTGAAAGCGCAAATCTTATTGGTACTTTTGCCGATTGTGGTTGATTTCTTGGTACACCTTTTAATGCTCCAAGGTTTTCTAAAAAATTACCATATGAATATTTCAAAAGGTTTTGTTTACCGGATCTGTCTATGTATTGGTAGCCCTGATAAATTTGTATTGCACAAGCATTTAATATTATTCGGTTTAGATCCGCTTTGGCCAGAACTATTTTCTTTCCGGTTATTTCTTCGTATTTCTTCTGGTAATTGTTTATCATTTCGGTCAAAACATCCTCCAGGGAAGCGTTATCAATAAATGAAATATCCGGGAGATTATCAAGTAGATTCGTTGTATTTTCCATTTTCATTCACCTTCTCCCTCTATAACATCAGCATCGGATCTTGTTATTCTTACAGTTGGAATAATTAATCCCTTATCAGGAACGCTTTGAAATGTTACTTCTTCAACTTCTGCCCTAGGTTCATATATCTCTGTTTTTTCAGTTATTTCTAGGGCTATCATGTTTTCTGCGACGGCTATAGGATACCCCATAAACTC